CCAAAGCCAAAGCACGCAAGCGCGCAACAGAGGTTCTGAAGCGGCGCGGCGGCAAAATGGACTTTGCCAAAATGAGTGCGGGACAAATCGGGGCTTTGATCGATGAGGGGCAGGAGGGCATCGTCCAATCTGCGGTTGATCAGACCATCGGCTGGGAAAATCTGAGCGTTGACGGCAAGCCGATTGATTTTTCGGAAAGTGCGGCGTTTGCCATTTACCGGAAATACCCGTCGATTCTTGAGGAAGTGACCGAGTTCCTGAAAGACCGGGCCAATTTTTTCGCGCAAGCCTAGAGGCGCTTTGCCTTTGGGCGCGACAGCACGCTTGGCTATGCACGCAGCCAAAGGATATCAAGGCGACGCGGTGGAGTTTTCTGGAGCGGGCCGGTGAAGAACCGGACTTTCCAGAATTGCCATATCGTGGTTATCTGGCGGAGTGGCTGATGGACGCGGGGCCGGTGATGCAGGGTGGGATGGGGCCGGTGGCGCTGTCCCACTTGGAAATCCAAGCGTGGGCCGCGAATGTGGGCCTGACGTTTGAAGGCAACGAAGCCGAGTGGCTCCAAAAGATCAGCGGAGCATATGCCGGTGAGTTGTCAGAATCAAACGGCAAAAACACACCGCAGCCGTTTAAGGAGTAGGCCCGCATGGACGACATGGCATCGATCGGGCTGGAAGTTGATAGCAGCGACGTGCGGACTGCCACCGGTGATCTGGGCCGTTTTTCTGGCGCTGGCGACCGGGCTGGGGGGTCTGCAAGCCGGGCTGAAGGCGCTTTCGTTGGGATGGGGCGCGGCCTTGCTGTTGCGGCGGCAAGCGCACTGGCCGCAGTGGTCAGCATCGCCGCGCTCAGTTCGCAATTGAACCGTTTCATTGACGCAACCGTGACGAACGAAAAGGCGCAGGCGCAGCTTGGCGCGGTCATCGCATCAACAGGCGGTGCGGCTGGCCGTTCGGTTGCGCAACTGAACGAACACGCCGCGGCGCTGCAAAAGATCACCAATTTCGGAGATGAGGCGATCAACGCCATGCAAGGCGTCCTGTTGACCTTTAGAGAAATCAAAGGGGATGAGTTTGACGCGGCGACCGTGGCAGTTTTGGACATGTCGCAGGCTCTTGGAAAGGACTTGAAATCATCGGCGCAGCAAGTTGGCAAGGCGTTGAACGATCCAGTTAGAGGCATGACCGCCCTTAGTCTTTCCGGCGTTACTTTTACTGAAGCCCAAAAGGACATGGCTAAGGAAATGGTCGCGTCCAACAATATAATCGGAGCGCAGGCGATTATTCTAGCTGAACTTGAAGCGAATTTCGGCGGCTCTGCTAAAACGGCTCGTGACACACTCGGTGGCGCGATTGATTCACTGAGCAATGCGTTCGGCGACCTGTTCGAGTTGTCCGGGCCGGGGGCTGAAAACCTGCGCGCCGCGATTGAACGCCTCACGACAGCTGTGGCAAACCCTGCATTTTTCGCGGCGGTGCAATCGATCGGGACGGCGCTGTTCGCGGCGGCCGAGATGGGTGTCAACGCTCTGGCGATGCTGCTGCCCGCCCTGACCCTCGTGGTCGAGAACATTGACGTGATCGCATACAGCGCGGGCATCGCCGCTGCGCTATTTGCCGGGCCGTTCGTTGTAGGATTGGGCGCTGCGGCGATCGCCAGCGTGTCCCTAACCGGCGCGCTGGTTGTCCTGAAGGGCGCCATACTCAAGACGGGCATCGGCGCGCTTGTGATTGGGGCCGGATATCTCATCGCCATGTTTGTGCGGCTAGTCGGTTCAACCGGGGGATTTGGCAACGCCTTGTCTCTGTTGGGAGAGGTTGCGGCGGGTGTCTGGGAAGGCATCAAAACAAGTGCGACAAGTCTAAAGCCTGCGCTTCAGGCTATATTTCAGACGATCAAATCCGGCTTCATGCATATGATTGCCGATATAGCTGCGATATGGGCAGACTTTTTGCATAACGTGACCACGGGAATGGCTGACATTCCCGGCGCTGAATCGGCAATGCTTGCACTCAGTGGTGCTGCCATTCTCGCAGGCTCGAAAGTTTACGAGTTCAGAGCATCGGCCGATGCTGCAACGGCGGCCGCAGAGGCGCTAAAATCAGAGGCGTCGTCGCTTGCGTCTGAAGGTTTCGATGCGGCGCGCGAGGCTTTGGCAAAGCTGAACGCATCTGTAGTTGAAAGCGCAGCCGCTACCGGAGATGCAGGATCCGAAGCGCTGGCGTTAGCCAAAACCCTAGAGGAAATTGGCGGTGCAGCCGACAAGGCTGCGGAAGCAATCCGCAAGCAGATCAGCGCGCTGGAGGACGCCGCCGACCCTATGCGTGTTTACAACCGCCGCATGGCTGAATTGGACGCTCTGAGATTGAAGGGCCTGAGCGACAGGGCATACAACTTTGCGGTTGTGGAACTTGCCAAATCTATGAAGAAATCCACCACATTTGCGGAAGGCTTTGCTGATGCTTTGGTTGACGGCACGGTTTCAGCCGTTGAGATGGGCAAACAGTTGGGGGGCGTGCTGGTGGCGGGCATCGGTAGCGTGTCTGACGCCTTTGCAGACTTTGCCGTTCGTGGGTTCACCGATTTCAAAGGTTTTGTGGCGAACGTCTTGGACAGCTTCAAGTCGATGCTCGCGCAGATGATCAGCTTGGCGGTGAAGAATAGCATTATTCTCGGCCTTGATTTCGTTGCGGGCGGCACTGCATCGGCTGGCACGGCGGCTGGCACGGCGGCTGGCGGCGGCGGTGGGGGCGGCACAGGTATCGCCGGGAGCATTGCGAGTAGCGTCATCAGCGGCATTTTGGGCAGCGGCACGGCAGCGGCCGTCGGCTCTGGCTTTGTGGCAGGGGCGGCCGGGGCCTTTGGGATAGGGGCGGGAGCCGCCGGTGCCGCGGCTGCATCTACCGCTGCGGCTGCTGCTGCAAGCGCCGCTGCGGCCACTGCTGCGGCAGCGGCTGGAACCGCGGCGGCTGGAACCGCGGCTGCGGCGGCCGCTACTGCTGCAACAGCCGCATCCAGTGCCGCAGTAGCCGGAACGGCAGCGGCCATTGGTGCCGTTGCAGGGCCATTGCTGGCAGTTGCGGCCGTTGCGGCCGTGGTATATTTCGGGCTCAAGAAGCGGACCAAGGAACTCGACGCTGGCATCATGGCAACGGTCGATGGCATGGAAACCGCGGTGCAAAACTTCAGCGTCGTTAAAACAACGCGGTTCTTCGGTCTCTCCATAAAGGTCCGCAAGAGCCTGAGCGACGCCGATGATGAAACGACCAAGGCCATCACGGGCATTGTCAGATCGCTTCAAGTCGGTGTGATTTCATCGGCCGCCGCGCTGGGCATTGCGGCCGCCACGTTTGATAATTTCGCGCACTCTATGGAGATCAGCACCAAGGGCCTGAGCGAAGAAGAAGCGAACCAGGCCATACAAGACGCATTGCTCGGCATGGCGGATGCAATGGCGGGGATGGTCGGCGGGCTGGACGAATTTGCCCTTGAGGGTGAGGGGCTGGCGACCACGCTGTCACGGCTGGCGCAGTCATTGATCGCGGTCAACACCACGATGGAGACTTTAGGCCTGAGCGTCTACGATATGTCGCTCGCAGGTGGTGGCGCCGCGGCGGCTTTCATCGCGCTGTTTGGATCGATGGAGCAGTTCAACGAGGTTTCCCAGTCCTACTATCAGAATTTCTACACCGATGCGGAGCGGGTCGCGCGGGCGACGGAGGTGCTTTCCGCCGCAATGCTGGACCTTGGAGTGGACGCGTTCCCCTCAACGCTCGCCGCTTTCCGGGCGCTGGTGGAAGAGGCCGACGCGGTTGGCGACAGCGGGCTGGTTGCGTCCCTGTTGCAGCTTTCGCCCGCGTTTGCCGAGATCCGGGCAGGGTCCGACGCGCTTGGTGAGAGCCTGCGCGCGCTGGTCAACGAGGATATGTTTGCAACGGGACAGGACTTCGCCCGCGGGTTGTCGCGCTCCACCAACAGCCAGTTGTTCACCCCGCGCGAGTCCGATGCGGAATTGCGCGCCGAGTTGCGCGCGCTGAACGTCAGCATGGAACGGCTGGTCTCTACGTCCGAGATCACGGCAAGCAACACAGGGCGTGGTGCAGACGCTAGCGACGACGCGCTCGCATTCCAGTTGGAGCAAAGCCTATGACCTTGCACATCATCGAACCGTTCGCCATCACCGAGACAAACATCGACAGCACGAACGTCGCGCTGGAAACGGCATGGACGGCCGGCACCTACACTCTGGGCGACGTTCGGCGGGTCGGTGAGCGGCTGTTTGAGGTATCAGCCGCCAGCACCACGGAAGAGCCTGGCCTTGCCGCATCGACGCAGTGGTTCGACGCTGGACCGGCCAACCGATATGCAGCGTTTGACCTGCAATTCGGGGCCGATAAATTCCGGGTGATCGACACGATTACGAGCCGCGCGGATGGCATCACCTACACGCTGACCGGCCTGCCACGCCTCTCAGCGATGGCGTTCTTCGGGCTGCGCGCCACTCAGGTCAGAATCGTCGGGACGCTGAACGCCACCGGCGACGTGGCAGACGTGACCTATAATGTGCCGGACGCCACGCAATATGACGGCTCGTTCTGGCGCTGGTTTTTTGCGCCGCAATCGCTGGAGCGGGCTTTCGTTACGTTTGAGTTGAACATCCCGATCGGCGCAACGGTGGTGGTAACGCTCACCAATACGGGATCAACCGCGGCGGTCAGCACGATCGCAATGGGGATTGCGGACGAATATGGGACCGTCGAGGTCGCCTCCACACGGGGGCTGCGCAGCCGATCGGTGAAGAAAACCGAGGGCACGCTGACATCCCTGTTGCGGCGCACGCCTGCATCGCGGGTCGGCTATAAGCTGCATCTCGACGGATACACCGCCGCGCCGTTCTGGCGCCGGATTGACGATCTGGACGGGGTTGCGGCGGTCTTTGCCGGGCCTGATGACAATCCTGAATTTTTGGCCTATGGTTTTGTCAGTTCGTGCCAAACGGTCGCTGAGGTCCGCGGAATGACGAAGGTTCAACTTGAAGTGGAAACGCTATGACCGCGCCAGTCGTCAGACAATTTACCGGAACCATCCCGGACAAGGGCCAAGCGCAGACCACGTTTGACACGAACGTGGACGCCTTTCTGGATTGGCAGGCGTTGGAATTTGCGCCGGACCTTGTGGCGTTTGGCACGTTTGCCAGTGACACGGCGGCTGCGCTGGTGGCCGCAAACCTGCCGTCACTGACCGGGCGGGCCTTGGACGCGGTTCGGGTCAACGCAGCGGCGGACGGGGTTGAGTTTGCGGACGTAACGGCGGCGGGGTGGGCCTTGCTGGACGATGCAGACGCGGCGGCGCAGCGGGTCACGCTAGGCGTAGTTCCGACGCCTACAGGGCAAGTCGCTTGGTTTGCAGTAGACACTGCGCCGACCGGAACGCTGAAAGCCAATGGCGCAGCAGTTTCACGCACCACCTACGCTGTATTGTTTGCGGTCATTGGAACAGCCTTTGGTGTCGGCGATGGTTCAACCACGTTCAATGTCCCCGATATGCGCGGCGAGTTTGCGCGCGGATGGGATGATGGGCGCGGTGTTGATACTAGCAGGGCGTTTGGTTCAGCGCAGTCAGACTTGTTTAAATCGCACAGCCATTCGGTCAAAGAGGGCACGAACAGCTCCGATCTGTCTGGAGCGGATCAAATCTTGACTTCTGGCGACGACTACACCCGAGACATCTATATTTACTCAACAACTACTTCCACCGGCGGCTCCGAGACCCGACCACGCAACATCGCCC